GAGCTGCTGGTGCCAGGACGATGAGCTCTGAACGCACCCTGACGGGCGCTGTCGCAGGAGAACGGCCACCCGCGCCTGCAGTGCCAACGGGCCCGAACCGTGCGGAACGCCGCGACGAAGCAGCCAAGGAACGTCGCCGTTACCGCGCGTTCGCGACCGCCGTCCGTCAGGCGATGCCCGAGGTGAAGGTCACCGGTGAGGGCGCCAGGATGCAGATCACAGGGCCGGCCGGGTTCCGTGACCGGCACGAGTTCAAGGCGATCGCCGCCCGATTCAACATCGTCATGACCCCCGTCCCGGAGCCTGAACCCGAGAACGGGCTCACCATCTAGTGGCTCTCGCCGAGAACATCCGCGAACGCCTCACCGCGCTCTTCAAAGGCCGCCGCCTCGAAGACCTCACGGGCGAACAACGCCAGGAATTCCTCAGGGCTGCAGCCGACATGGGCGAGAAGCGCCTCCGCCGGTACCGCCTCTACCAAGAGTACTACGAGGGCGAGCACCGCACCCTCCTGCTCGAGCGCGCCCGCCGGTACCTCGAGGCATCAGGCCTGAGGTATGCAGAGAACTTCTGCGAGACGATCGTCGACGTCCTCGCCGAGCGCCTGCAGGTTGTCGGGTTCCAGGTCGAGGACAACGACGCCGCCAGTGACTGGCTCACGAAGACCGTCTGGCCGAAGAACGAGATGGACGAGAAGGAAGGCGTCGTCCACACCGAGACCACCAAGAAGGGCGACGGGTTCCTGATCGTCGGGTACGACGAGGCCCGGGAACTGCCGACGTTCACGTGGAACCGGCCGGAGATCATCAAGCCCGTCTACAGCGACGAGAACCCCGACGAGATGGAATATGCCGCGAAGGTCTGGACCACCAACCAGGTGTCGTCGACAAACCCGACGGGGCAGACGATCAACCGGCTGAACCTGTACTACCCCGACCGGGTCGAGAAGTGGTTCAGCGTCGGCGACCGCAACGGCAAGGAGGACTGGGCGCCGCACGTCGACCCGGAGGACCTCGACGAACACGGCACGCCGAGGTGGCCGATCCCGTGGACGATGGACGGCCTGCCCGACGGTGAGCCGATCGGCATCCCGGTCATCCACTTCCGGAACAAGCCCAAGGGCCAGACGTTCGGCCGGTCCGAGATCCACGCCACGATCCCGCAGCAGGACGCCTTGGCGAAGCAGCTGTTGGACCTCTTCTACGTCATGGACGCGCAGGGGTGGAAGCAACGGTGGGCGTCAGGGATCCCGGATAACGAGTCGATCGTCACCGCGATCGGCGAGTGGATCAAGTCCGCGAACAACGACGCGAAGTTCGGCGAGTTCGCCGCTGAGGACCCCACACCGATGGGCGAGCAGATCGAAGGCACGTTGCGCCGGATGGCGTCACGGTCCAAAACACCTTTGCACCTGATGATGACCGGCGGCGACCTCCCATCGGGCGAGACCCTGAAGACCGCGGAGAGCCCGTTGGTGCACAAGGCGAAAGACCGGCAGGTCACGCACGGCAACGCATGGGCCAAGGCGCAACGGGTCGGTGTCAGGGTCGTCGAAGCGTTCGGGAAGCTGCCGACAGTGGTACTCGACGACGATGACGGCGAGACCACATCAGCCACCGTCGCGATCGATCCCGACTCGGAGATCCGGACGATCTGGGGCAACCCCGAATCCCGCAACGAACAGTCCGAGACGAACACCCTCGGCGTCCAGGTCGAGATCCTCGGCCTGTCGAAGACCACCGCTCTCCGGAAGCTCGGGTACGACCCCGAGGAAGAGGAGGACCTCCGCGAAGATGAGCGCGAAGCCGAACCCGAACCGCCCGCTCCGCCCACGGTCCCAGCAATCCCGACGGTCGCTATCCCAAAGGCGCCGTCGAAGCCCGGCGAAGCCGACGACTGACCTGCACTGATCCAGCGGTCCGGCTCACGCCGCAAGGCGAGCCTATCGCCGCGCGCCGCCCGTGAAGGACCGGATAGCGGGCCCCTCTTGCAGCGCCCCTACACACACAACCAAGGGAGGCAGTAACCATGTCCACCGTCATCTGGTGCGACCGCGTCAAGCACGTCGTCACATCCTCGAGGTCCGAGGTCGCCGAGGTCATCGACCGCGTCCAAGCAGACCTGGACGGCAGCGAGCCGGCCGGCGGAATGGTCCCGAAGGGCTTCGCGTTCTTCGAGATTCAGGAACGCAACGGTGTCGGCGGCCAGGAGCGTGCCCTCAACGTGCGGCTCATCTCGTCGTTCGAGGCCGCGCCCGGCGACGCGATCTAACCCCGTTTTCACAGGCCTGACGCGCGATGCTGACGGCCGTCACCACCAGGAGGTCAGGCGCGATGCCCGACGATCCCGCAACACCAGACCAGATCCGGGAAGCACATCCGGACTGGACCGACGAGCAGGTAACCGCAGAGGTCACCCGTCTCGCCAAACCCGCGGAGCCTCCGGCTGAGAAACCAGCCGAGAAACCCGAGGATCTGGGCGACGCAGGCAAGGCCGCCCTGGACGCGGAGCGCAAAGCTCGGCGCGATGCCGAGAAGCGCGCAGCCGCCCTCGAGAAGGAGAAGAAAGAACGCGAGGACGCCGAGCTCACCGAGAACGAGCGCCTCAAACAGGAGAACGAGGAGAACCGTGCGAAGGCCGACGCCGCGACGGCGAAGGCCCAGAACGCGAACCTCCTCGCCGCCCTGGCCGACAAGGGCCTCGTCGGATCGAAGGCAAAGGCCGCCATCCGGCTCCTCGACGAAGTGGAGTTCGATGACGACGACGAGCCGACGAACCTCGACGACGCGATAACCGCAGCATCGGCGACGTACGGCGAGAGCCAGTTCGCCGCCGACGCAGCACCACGGCCGCCCGCACCCCGCAACAACGCGGGCGCAGGCAACCAGCCGGGCCCCGAGCCTTCATTGAGAGCGGACGAGCTCGCGATGGCGGCCAAGATCGGGATGCCCGCAGCGGCGTACGAGGAGATGAAGGAGGTCCGCACCCTCGAGGACTACGAAGCCGCACGCCGGCGTCTCGAGACCGCGAACCAGCAGTAACCACCGGGCAGACCCCTCGCGGGCTGTCCCTGACGATCAAAAGGAGACAGTCCGCATGCTCGGATTCACGTTCGCCTACCGCCTGGCAGGGGGCGCACCAACGGTGCAGCCCCTTGCCTTCGCGGCAGAAGAAACCCTCACCGTCGGCGACATCGCCGTCGAGTCATCGGGAGCAGCCAAACTCGGCGCGACCGCAGGCTCGAAATTCCTCGGTGCCGTGCTCGGCACGAAGAAACCCACCAGTGCGTTCGCTGAAGAATTCATCGAGGTCATCACCGACAGCGATGCCGTCTACAGCGTCACCGACAACAACGCCCGCAAAATGGGCGACACCCTCGACCTGACCGGAGCGACCGGCAAACAGAAACTCGCCGCCAGCTCGAACAAGGAGTTCGTCGTCGTCGCGACCAAGGTCTCATCGACCGAACCGACGCTCGTCCGCTTCAACACCGGCAAGCACCTCTACAACACCGCCCAGTAAGCACGGGTCTGAGAAAGGAAGTGATGGCACATGGCTGATCGCTCAGCCCACTGGGCAGAGCTGCTCACACCGCAGCTCACCGAAGCGTTCTACATCGGGTTCTCCGACAACGCACGCCGGCAGTCCCTCATCCCGGTCATCTTCGACAAACGCGGGTCCGAGCGTGCGTTCGAGGAACACCTCGGCGTCGGACAGTTCGGGTCGGAAGGCTGGAACTTCGAAGTATCCGGCCGCGTGCAGTACGACCAGCGCAACAAGGGCTACCTCAAGCGCTACACGCACGTCGAGTTCGCGAAGGGATTCGTCGTCCAGCGCAAGCTGGTTGACGACAACCTGACGGACATCAGCTTCGACGACGCCCGCGAGCTCGGCGATGCCGCGTTCCGCAAGCGCGAGAAGGGCGCAGCCAGCGTGCTGAACAACGCCTTCACCGCGTCGGGCACCAACGAAGATGGTCTCCTCATCGAAGGACCCGACAAGGTCGCTCTCGTCTCCGCGTCGCACCCGCACAGCCAGGACGACGCGACGACACAGTCGAACAAGGCCACCAAATCGCTCACCGCCTCCGCGTTGAGCGAAGTCCGCCGCGCTCACATGCAGCTCACGGACGACCGCGGTGACCTGATGGACGTCATGCCCAACGAACTCATCGTTCCGCCCGAGCTCGAGGACACGGCGCTCACCGTCGGAGGGTCCCTGTTGGACCCCGCGTCGGCGAACAACGCGATCAACCCGCAGCAGGGCCGGTTCGGTATCCGGACCTGGCATTACCTGACGGCGGCGAAGAACTGGTTCATCGCCGACAGCTCACGCAGGGCAAGGAGCCTCCTCTGGTACGACCGGATTCCGCTCGAGTTCGGACGGGAGGAAGACTTCGACACCCTCCAGGCGAAGTTCAGGGCCTACATGCGGTACAGCTACGGCTGGCGCGACTGGGCCTGGATCTACGGTTCGGAAGGTCCGTGATCTAAATGGCTGAACGTCACGAGACGAAGTTCCCCAACGGGGTGTCCGACGCCGGCCAGGCCGACATCGGAGGCCGCACCGAAGTCACCGGCAAAGCCACGATCGCAACGGGTCTCACCACAGTCGAAGGGGCTGTGGCGAGCCTCGAGGAAGTGTCCGCGACCGCCAAACACGGCTATGCGGTGCAGGCGGTCAAATCCGCGACACCGGGGTCGATCGACGTGAAGGTCGTCGACACGACAGGGGCCGAAGCCACGACGGCAGTGTTCGTCGCGTGGCAGGCGTTCGGGCCCGCCTGAGAACCATGGGCGAGTCGGCAAAGGCCCAGCAGTACGAGAGGCGCTATCCGGGCACCGGCTGCCCGGAAGCGCAGAA